ATTGCAACCAGATTATTTTATTAATTTTGCAGCACAAAGTTTTGTTGGAAGTAGTTGGGATTTTCCAAAACAAACTTGGAGTACAAATTCGACAGCAGTATTGGATATTTTGGAAGCTATTAGATTATATAAGCCTTCGTGTCGCTTATATCAAGCTGGTTCTAGCGAAGAATTTGGTAATGTAGAATTCTCTCCACAAAATGAGCAGCATCCACTAAAACCAAGAAGTCCATATGGTGCCAGCAAAGCAGCGTGTCGCCAACTTGTTAAAGTTTATAGGGATTCGTATAATCTATATGCTATCCAAGGATGGCTTTTTAATCATGAGGGAACAAGAAGAGGCGAAGAGTTTGTAACGAGAAAAATTACTAAAAATGTTAGTAGAATTTATCACTCTATAAAAAATAATGAAGATTTTGCACCATTGGAATTGGGAAATATAGATGCGCAAAGAGATTGGAGTGATGCTGAAGATTTTGTTGAAGGTATATGGATGATGTTAAATCAAGATAAATATAATTTAAATTATACTGGAACTCCAAAAGAATATGTATTAGCATCCAACGAAACTCATACTATAAAAGAATTTGCTGAAAAAGCTTTTATGTTTGCAGGAATCAAAGGACAGTGGATTGGAAAAGATTCAGATTTAAAATTTATAGATAAAGATAATAAAATATTAATTCAAATCAACCAAAATTTATATCGTCCCGCAGAAGTGGATTTATTATGGGGGGATGCAAGTATTGCTAAAAATGAATTAAATTGGAAACCAAAAAGTAATTTTGATATGCTTGTTAAAAAAATGGTTGAGCATGACATCAAAAATTATTCCAAATAAAAAAATTATGCCAAATTACAATTTATTAATGTATGCTGATGGAACTCATCTTTTGTATAGAGATATTATTATAAAAAATTTACAAGAAAATAATATTTTTAAAAAATATTTTATCAAAGGAAAAGAAGATTTAGTACAAACTAATTTTTATAAAAAAAATAAAAAAATTCTTGATGCTCCAAGGGGTTCTGGGTATTGTGCTTGGAAACCATATTTTATTCTAGAAGCTTTAAATGAAATCCCCGAAGACGAAGTTTTGTTTTATATGGATAGTGAAGATTTAATTGTTGACCCTCAATCACTAAAAGTTTTATTAGATGAAAAATTTAAAACATATGATTATTTATTTTTTACAGGAAATAATCCTCAAAAAGAATACACACGATATGATTGTTTTTATTTGATGAACTGCTTGGAAGAAAAATATTTTAATAATCTTCAAATAGAAGCTGGTTTAATTTTGATAAAAAATACACCATTTATAAAAAAATTTATAGAAGAATGGTTAACTTATTGTTGTGATTATCAAATTATTTCATTTCATGCAGAAAATCTATATGGTTCCAATGATCCAATATTTAAAGAGCATAGAGATGATCAAAGTATTTTGACAAATTTAGTATATAAGTATAATTTAAAAACAATTCCGATAACAGATCCGATTAGAATGTCTCAAATTTTTTGCAATTACTATAAAGCAGAATAAGATAGTTTTAATTGGTAATTAAAAAAAAATATGATATAATATATAAATGGCAAAGTCAAAACCAAAGAAACCAAAAAAGAAAAAAGATAAAGATGGCGATTATGTTGACAACACCAGATTATATCAAGAATTAGTAGATTATAAGAAAAAGAAAGAAGAAGCCGAAAATATAGGCCGTAAAAAACCAAAATTACCAGACTATATCGGTGAAGCAATTTTAAAAATAGCAACACGTCTTTCTTATCGCCCAAATTTTGCCAACTATAGTTATAGAGAAGAAATGGTTTCTGATGCAGTATTAAATTGCATAACATATATCGATAACTTTGACCCCAGCATATCAAAGTCTCCATTTGGATACTTAACACAGATATGCTGGTTTTCTTTTGTTAGAATCATAAACAAAGAAAAGAAAGAAAAATATGTTCAGTTTAAATTAGCTGAAAGCAAAAACAATCCAGAATTCCATAAATGGTTTAATGAAACTTTTTCTGGTATTGAAAATGGTTTCAAAGACGCATTTGGAATAGGTGAAACAGAAGTAGAAAAAATGGATAAGTTGCTTGAAGGAAAACGCAAAGGAAGAAAGAAAAAGAATAAAGACGAGGGATCATTGAATGTGTAAAGCAATTATTTTAAACGATACACATTTTGGTTATAAAGCAGATTCTACTATTGTAAATGAATATTTTATAAAATTTTTTGAAAATCAGTTATTTCCATATATTGAAGAAAATAAAATTCAATATGTGTTTCATTTGGGTGACTTTTTTGATCGAAGAAAATATATTAATTTTAGAACATTAAATCAAGTCCGAGCCAGAGTACTGGATGTATTTGAAAAACTTGGAACAGAAAATCATATTATTTGTGGTAATCATGATACATTCTTCAGAAACAACAATTCTTTAAACTCTTTAAACGAACTTCTTTCAAAGTATAAGAATTGGCATGTATATTCCGAGCCAACCTTATTAAAATTTGGTCCCAATAAAGAATTTTGCGCAGCACTGCTTCCGTGGATCAATGACGAAAACGAAAAACACGCATATGATTTTATTAAAGATGTACCTTGTTCTCTTTTACTTGGTCATCTTGAGCTTGCCGGGTTTCAAAGCATAAGGGGTGTTTTTATAGATGCTGGATATGATCCTTCAGCTTTTGCAAAGTTTGAATATGTTTTGACTGGACATTATCATGTATCCTCAAAAAGAGATAATATTCATTATCTGGGCACTCAATATGAAATGTCTTTCTCGGATGTTTATGAACATAAAGGATTTCATACGTTTGATTTTGTAACAAGAGAATTGGAATTTATTAAAAATCCAGAAAAGTTGTTCTACACAATTGATTATTACGAAGATCAAAAGCATAATTTAAATTATCAAGATTATGCTAATAAGTATGTCAAAATTTTTGTAAAAAAGAAAACAAAAAACAATTTATTTGAAAAATTTATAGATAATTTTTATGATGTTGGAGTTGCAGAATTGGCAATAGCCGAGGAAATAACTCAGGAGAAAACAGAGTTTTCAATTGATGTCGATAAGGATACGTTGCAATTGCTGTATGAAGAAATTAATACAGTAGAAGAGAAAGTTGACAAAAATCTATTACATGATATAATAACAACAACTTATCAAGCAGCTTGTTCTGGTGATTTAGATGATTGAATTTAAAAAAATTAGATTTAAAAACTTTGGGTCATTTGGAACCAATTTTAGTGAAATTGATCTAGATACCAAAAAACTTACATTAGTTACTGGAATAAATGGTCATGGAAAGTCCTTTGCTTTTCTTGATTCTCTTTCTTTTGTATTGTTTGGAAAACCTTTCAGACCAATTAACATTCCTCAACTTATAAATTCAATAAATGAAAAAAATTGTTTGGTTGAAATTGAATTTTTTAAAGGAAAGACAAAATATCTTGTAAAAAGAGGATTAAATCCAAAGTTATTTGAGATATATCAAGATGATCAATTGATTAATCAAGATGCAAAGTCAAAAGATTATCAAGAAATGTTTGAAACAACTATTCTTGGATTTAATTATTCTGCATTCAAGCAAGTAGTAATTCTCGGAAAAAGTTCCTTTATTCCTTTTATGCAGCTGACTCCTGCAGAGAGAAGAAAGATTATTGAAGGGCTTTTAGGTCTTGATATAATTGCCAAGATGGCCGTTGTGGTGAAGTGTAGGCTATCGGAGCTAAAAGGAGAACTCCAGAATTCTAATAGTCTTCTTACTGTGTCTAAAGAAAAATTAAAATCTCAAGAAGAGATATTGAAACAAGTAAAACAAAATTATGAAGATCTTATTGAAAAAAATAAGATTAAGAAAAAAGAACTTGTGATTAAGCAAGAAAATTTAACAACAAGCATTAAAGAAAAAACAAAAGAATTAGAAAAAATAAAATTATCTTTTTCTTCATTAGAAAAAGAAATAAAATCTCTTAATACTTTAGTCTCCCTTGAGACTAAAATGAGGGGACAATATGAAACTTTACTTGAAGAAATTGAAAAGACGGAAGCTCAAATTACATGTTCTTGCTGCGGACAAAATTTATCAAAATCCGCAAGATCAAATATTTTAAGTTCTAAGTATACTAAACGTGATGAATTTTTTAAAGCTTTGAATGAACTTTCTCTTAAATTAAAAAATCTTGCAACTATGGAGGGCGAGAAAGAGAAACTTAATACAATGCTAAGACAGCTTAATGTCGATCATGGTGTATTGATAAAAGAAAATCAAATCCTCAAAAATAGAATTGATGAAATTCAAGAGGAAATTGAAAATTTTGAAACAAAACATCTTGACAACAACGAGATCTATGATAGAATTAAAGAAACAAAAAAAGAGATACAAACAAGAACAGTTGCATATGAAAAAGCAGTTAAAGAGCAGATTCATTATGATGTTGTTCATGATCTTCTGCGTGACAGTGGCCTAAAAAGCAAAATTATAAAACATTATGTTCCTGTCATAAATAATTTTGTAAACAAGTATCTTGACAAATTAAATTTGTATGTGGATTTTAATTTAAATGAAGAATTTAAAGAAACAATCAAATCTCGTTTTAGAGATGAGTTTTCTTATTCTTCTTTTTCAGAGGGAGAAAAACAAAGAATTGATCTTGCAATCCTCCTTACTTGGCGCGAAATTGCCAAAATGAAAAACAGCCTTAATTGTAATTTACTTGTATTTGATGAAATATTAGATTCATCTTTAGATGCTGCAGGAACAGAAACATTTTTAAAGCTTTTAGGTAAAATGAAGAATAAATGCTCAGTCTTTATCATTTCTCATAAAAGCGATCAGTTAATTGATAAATTTGATCAAGGAATTCAAGTAGAAAAGAAAAACAACTTTTCAAAGATTAAAATAGTATAAGCCATGAACGAAGAAAATTTTGAAAAATTTAAGAACCGTAACAAGAGTAAATTTCGCCCCGAAAATGGTCGCAAGCGCAATAAGCGTGAACGAAAAAATTCAAGGTATCAAGGCAAAAAAATAATAGATGACTTGATTTCCGATGGCACTCCCGAGTATAATAGGGGTAATCATGATGACAAAAACTAAGATCAAACTGTCTCGTAATACTTTAGGTATTATGAAAAACTTTTCGCAGATCAATTCAAATCTATTGATCAAGCCTGGAAATACATTCAAGACAAAGTCACCAAGCAATTGTGTGTTTGCTGAAGCAATTGTTGAAGAAGATTTTCCGGTAGAAGTTGCCATTTGGGATTTAGGACAATTCCTGAACGTTGTTAGTCTTTTTCAGGATCCCGAATTTGAATTTGCAGAAAACTATGTTACAATACAATCCAATAATTCTTCTGTAAAGTATTTCTATTCAGCAGCATCTCTTCTTACTGTTCCGACTAAGAATCTAAAGATGCCACCGACTAAACATGAATTTTTATTGACACAGACATCATTTGCAGAATTAAGTAAGGCAGCTGCAGTTCTTCAAGTCAGTGATTTGGTAATGAAAGCAGAAAATGGAATTGTTTCTCTCACAGTTTCCAAGAAAAGCGATCCCAGTTCAAACTCGTTTACTGTTGAAGTTGGCGAAAGCGATGAAGACTACGAGTACAGTCTAGATATGGCAAATCTTCGCCTGATGCCCGGAGATTATACTGTGTCTTTGACTGATACCGTGGTTAGTCGTTTTGCTCATACTAACATGAGTTTAAATTATTTTGTTGCCGTAGAAAAGAACTGAGGTAGGCGTGTTTATTAGTGAAACTATTTCGGATTTGGTTTGGGTCGAAAAGTATAGACCCAAATCAATAACTGATTGCATTTTGCCAAATGATCTTTATAATGGATTTGCAGGCATTGTAAAGAATGGAAAGATGCCAAATTTAATGCTGTGTGGAAAGCCTGGAACTGGCAAAACAACAGTTGCAAGAGCTTTATGCCAAGACTTGGATATGACATACATAATTATCAATTGCTCAGAACAAAATGGAATTGATACTTTAAGGACCACGATACGCTCATATGCTAGTACCAAATCACTTCATGGTGGAAAAAAAGCCATCATTCTTGATGAGTTTGATTATGCCAATCCGCAATCCATGCAGCCTGCACTTAGGGGGGCGATGGAAGAATTTGCACCTAATTGCAATTTTATTCTCACTTGCAATTACAAAAGTCGCATTATAGAGCCTCTGCATAGTAGATGCACAGTTATTGATTTTAATTTTCCTGCAGATGAGAGGGCTATTATTGCTAAAAAAATGATGGCTCGGTGTGAGCATATTCTTAAGGAAGAAAATGTTCCTTATAAGCAAGAAGTCATTGCCAACCTAATAGTAAAATATTTTCCTGATTTTCGTAGAGTAATAAATGAACTTCAGAGGTATTCTGCACACGGTTCAATTGATATAGGCATCCTATCAGCAAAAGAAGATTCAAATATCAAGGAACTTATTGGATATATGCAGAAGAAAGATTTTGCTTCTTGCCGCAAGTGGATTGCAACTAGCGCGGAAAGTACCTCCCCCGATTTTTTTAGAAAGCTATATGATGGTATGTATAATTGTTTAAAAAAGCCATCTATACCTCCCATGATTTTAATTCTGGCGGATTACCAATATAAATCAGCATTTGTGGCAGATCAAGAAATTAATACCATGGCTTTGGTTTGTCAGCTTATGATGGAATGCGAGTTTGAATAATGGAATTGAAAGACTTCTTAAACAGCATCAATACATCAAAACAAAATTTAATAGATGCAGATACTAAGGTGGAAAAATTGTATCCACCTTTTATTGTTAATAAATGTTTATCTTATTTTCCCGATACCATATTGATGGCCAATCAAATAAATGCATGTAGTCATATTGATCGTAAAATGCAGTATGATTACTACATTTATAATATTAGACCAAAGAAAAGGTTTGCTCCTTGGACAAAGAAGATTTATCACGAAGATTTGGAAGTTATTAAACAGGCTTACGGGATTTCTGAGAAAAAAGCCCTAGAATTCATGGATTTATTGGATGAGGAAAAAATAGAAAAAATAAGGAAATCTCAATATGTTGGTGGACATAAATAACTTTGTTGGTTAGGAGTTATTATGTCTGATAATGATGATTTATTCCGGGGTGTAGGTGTCCCGGTCAATTTAAAGAAAAAAGAAAACTATCTTGTTGTAAAGGAGACTCTTGAGAGAATCGGAGTCAGCCCAAAGAACAAAAAAGTATTATATCAATCCTGTCACATTCTCCATAAACATGATAAATATATCATAGCACACTTTAAGGAATTGTTCAAATTAGACAACTTGAAGTCTGATGTAACAGAAGAAGATTTTCAAAGAAGAAATGCAATTATAAATCTTCTTCAGGAATGGGATTTGATTGAAGTTTTAGATCCGGCAAAGATAGAAAATAAAATGAAAATAACGGGATTAAAAATTCTTCGTTATGATGAAAGAGATGATTGGGACTTGATACAAAAATTTAATACAGGAACATTAAGAAAATTTTTCTCGGAGTGAATATATGCATAAGTTGACATTAGGAATGATCGTTAAGGACGAATCGCATATCATTAAGGAATGCATCCAGTCGGTTGCAAAATACATAGATTATTATGTAATTTGTGATACTGGATCATCTGATAATACAAAACAAATCATAAAGGAATATTTTGATTCCCAGAATATTCCTGGTGAAATACATGACCATGAATGGGAAAACTTTGGCAAAAACCGAACAAGGGCTTTAGGTCTTTGCAAAGGAAAAACCAAATGGGTGATAATGATCGATGCTGACGATTATATCGAAGGCGACATGCCTACAAACTTTGACGATAATCTAGATGGATATACAGTAAATATCCGTAGAGGCAATTTTGAGTGGAAGCGAGCTCAAATTTTTAATGTCGGTAAAAAGGATTGGCATTATGAGGAGCCAATTCACGAATATCCTATCTGTGATCAACCAATGGCAATCATGCATCTTAATGGAAACTATTCGTTTCAAGTAAGAACCGCAGGATATAGAACTATTTCATGCGCGACACAACAAGAAAAATATTGGAAAGATTATGAATTGCTCAAAAAAGCAATGGAGACAGATCCAAATTCTCAAAGAAAACAGTTTTATCTAGCTCAATCTGCATTTGATGCACATAGATTTGATATAGCAGAGCAGGAATACAGTAAAAGAGTAGAAATGGGTGGATGGAATGAAGAAGTATTCTTTGCACAAATGCGTGTTGGCATTTGCAAAGAATTACAAAATAAACCACTACCAGAAGTTGCAGATGCATTTATGAAATGTTGGGAAATTCGTCCAATCAGGGCAGAACCTCTTTATCATTTGTCTTGTATTTACCGAAAAAACAATCGACCAGCTGCAGCATTTATGGCAGCGTTTCAAGCTCTAAGTTTGCCAAAGCCAGATCAAGATATTTTATTCGTTGATGCAGATCCATATCATTGGGGAATTTTAGATGAAATAGTGTCTACAGCTTTTAGTGTTGGTAAATTTCATATGGGTCTCCAGGCTGCAGATAAACTTTTAAATGAAAATTTGCTTCCACCAGAGCATATTGAAAGAGTCCAAAAGAATAGACAAGCTTATTATAATAAGGTTCTGGAAATTCAAGCTCACATGGCCCAACAGCAATATGCTCAGGCTCAAATGCAAGCAAAAATTCAGGCTCCAGTAGTTCCCCAAACTACTTTAAATCTTCCAAAGAAGATGGCAACCTTGGCATCCAGGGATGGTGTTTATGGCCAAGATGAAACTGAATCTAAAAAGAGCAAAGCATTCAAGAAAAAAAAGGTCAAAAAATAGTTTATCTCAGGGGCTAAATATTCATAAGACCCATATGTAAATATGGATATTATAGCCAATGAATGACCAAAAATCGGCAGTAAAATTAATCAGAGAATGCCAACAGTTAACTGTTGGCTCTGATTATTTTATAGTTGAAAGGGTTTTAAATCCAAAAATTGTAAAAGTAGGAAATGGTTTTTCCGAATTGCCTCTTAGAGATTCTACGGGCAATGAATATTTATTGGTTGGAAATTTAAATAAAATTTTTAAATTATTTAAAGTTACTAATCTTTTTGAAAAATTAGATACTCAAATTTTTGTATTAAAAAATGACATTGGGCCTTTTACTAAAAATAGTAAATTTAAACAAATATCAAATGATGGTCTTTTGATTGAAGAAGTAATAGAAATTGGTTCTGGATTATCTGAAAAAACTTTCGTTGAAGAAAATAATAATAGCATTGTAAAATTTACAGGTAATATTAATAAAATAAATGAATTATTTTTTCCTTTAGTTGTTAAAGCAAAAGAACCTTCTGTTGTGCTTGAAAAGGTTATGGGGCCTATTGGACCTAAAGGAATAAAAGGCGATAAAGGGGATAAAGGCGATGAAGGTCCTATTGGTTTACATGGTCCAAAGGGAGATAAGGGCGACAAAGGAGATAAAGGAGACAAAGGCGATGCAGGAATTCAAGGAGAACCTGGCCCTCAAGGAGAACCAGGACCGCAAGGACCAGAAGGACCCCAAGGACCGCAAGGTGAACCTGGCATACAAGGTCCTAAAGGTGATAAAGGAGACACTGGCCAAATTGGTTCCATCGGGCCACAAGGACCAAAAGGAGACAAAGGAGACCAAGGCGAAAGAGGACCCGCTGGACCGAAAGGTGACGTGGGCCCAAAGGGTGATCGCGGAGAAAAAGGCGAAAGGGGAGATGCAGGACCTATGGGTCCTCAAGGCGCTATTGGACCTAGAGGCCCGCAGGCGAAGCCCGGACCACAGGGACCACCCGGCCCGAAGGGAGATGTAGGAACACAAGGACCTCCAGGACCACCGGGGGCTGCTGGTGTAAGTCCAGTAATAAAAGCAAACTATCCATTAATATTAGAAAATGGAACAATATCTTTTGATTCAGAAAAGTTTACAAAAGTTATTGATAATTTTAAAAATAAAGATATTCAGTCTGCAATTGATAAAGTTTCAACTTTACTTACAAATTCTGGTGGAGGCATTGCAGGCGGTGGAGCAGTTGGAATTCTATACAATGGACGAAAGTTACTCAAATCGGTAAATGATATTAATTTTACAGGCTCAGGTGTTACTGTTACCAGACACGGGAAGCATGTTGAAGTTAATATTACTGGTGGAAGTGGTGGTATTGGTGCACAAGTTTTGACAGATTTAAATGATGTTAATTCTGAATTAACTCCTGCGAGTAATGATGTTTTTTACTACGACAGCCTTTTCAATAAATGGTCTTCTACAAATATTTCAAATTTATTGACAGGATTTATAGGTTCTGGAACTTTTACAGAAGCAACCGTAGCAAATAAACCTTTAAGCCCAATAGCAGGAGATCGTTGGTTTAACCTAGATGATGGCAAATTGTATACAGCAGTAACTGACAATTCAGGTATTATTTGGGTGGAATTTGGTGTAGGTGGAACAAATCCAGTATCAGCTACAATAGTAAACGTTACAACAGTAACTGGAGCAACATATGCAGCCACAGGAGTAGACCATTACATTGGAGTCAGCTACGCTGGGGTTGCAACAATCACGCTTCCAAGTTCTCCAGAGCCGGGAAGAAAATTAATAGTAAAAGATGAATCGGGTCATGCAGGAGACAATTATAACAGAAGAATTATTATTGTCGGAGCGACCTCATCTCATAAAATAGACAATCAAGATCAAGCAATAATAAATCTTAGCAATGCAGGCTTAGACTTTATTTACAACAATGGATGGAGAATTGTATGAGCTATATTTTTACCGATGAAGTAGGCTTTAAAGATACTGCAGTAGACGCATTCAATCGTCTTAAAGTTGTAAATCCTTTCACAGTGTTCGACAGTCAGCACAGATACCAAGAAAATTATAGATGGAGTACATTTGGTATAAGTGGAGGAACATATTCATACTCTGTAGAAGAAAGTGCAGTAAATCTTATTGTAGGAACTACTTCGGGATCAAAAGTCACCAGAGAGACCAAAAGAGTATTTCCATACCAACCCGGTAAATCACTTTTGGTACTCGGAACATTTGCGTTCAACCAACCAAAAGAAGGATTGAGGCAAAGAATTGGATATTTTGGAATAACAGGAGGAGCAACATCGGGCATTCCATACAATGGAATTTATCTAGAACAAAATGGATTAACTTTAAGCATGAATCTGGTGTCTGCTTCTTTGGGAACAACCACAACAGTAAACCAATCTGATTGGAACGGTGATGTGTTTGATGGAACTGGTGCTTCTGGTAGAGATGTGGACATATGTAAGGCAAATATTTTTTGGATGGATATTGAATGGCTTGGAGTTGGCGATGTTAGAACAGGATTCTTTGTACATGGAAAACCAGTTATTGCCCACACATTCCACAACGACAATATAAATCCAACAACCTATATGACAACTGCATGTCTTCCAATTCGTTATGAACTTGAAAATTTGACAGGACAGACTGGAAGCAGTCAAGCAAAACAAATTTGTTCTTCTGTAATTTCAGATGGTGGATATGAAGGATTCAGCAGAAGATACAATGTTTCTACGGGAACAACTGAAGTAAATCTTTCTTCATCTGGAGTTTATTATCCAATTTTATCAATACGTCTGAATTCCAATAGACTGGACTCTATTATAGTTCCATCAAACATTAGTACAATCGTGACAACAAATTCGTGGGTTAACTATAGAGTCGTATTGAATGGAACATTTACTGGTACTACACCTACATGGCAAACCCATTTTAATGGAAATGTAGATTATGCAATTTTTGATGGAAGCAGTGGATTGACTGGATCAACAGATATTCTTGGTGGTTACATAAACGTTGGTGGCGCAGTATCAATCGGTGGAGTGAATGATTTTAATTTTCAATTGGGCAGAACTCAAACTGGAGAGAGCGATGTTTTGACAATTGTTGCTGCTGGTCCGAGCCCAAACAGCAAAGTCGTAGTGGATCTTTCATGGTTTGAAATCATATAAGTATTAAAGTATGGCTATTGATTTTCCTAAATCCCCTACTAGTGGCCAAATATATACTGCCAATTCCATAACATGGCAGTATGATGGTTATGGTTGGCGAAAACAGGTTACCGGTGGCAGTGGTGGAATTATTGGTGATTATGTAATTTCAGTGGATGGTGCTACTGGAATAGTTATTTTTCCATCTTGGTCTAATACTGGCCCCGGTTATTATAATGGAATTGCTCCGGGGAAAACGTTTTCAATTGGTTGGAGTGCTTTAGAAGTTTTAGAAGAATTAATTTATCCATATCAACCTGTAAGTTTTATTGCTAATTCTTTGAATATCAATATTGGTTCATCTCCATTTGATCTTGGGAGAACTTTTGCTGCTGCAAATTATAATGCATCTTGGTCAACTACAGGTCCTGCAGCTAACTGGACCCCGGGCTCTATAGTAATAAGAAATACAACAACTTCTACAACTTTGATTACAGGATTGAATTATAATAGTTCGCCTTATGGAATAACGCATACTGAATATGGTTATACTTTACCAAGTTCTTTAGTTTTTGGAATTACAGGCAGTCAAGTATCTGGATCAGTGGTTTCAGATTCTCAAACTTACAGATGGGCACACAGAATTTATTGGGGTAAGAGCAGTTCTGCTTCTCCAACCTCTATTGCTAATCTCACAACAGGCTCAAGCAGTAGGTTTACAAGTAGTTCAACCACATTGGGAACTTATACATATACGTTTATTGCTTCTGGAAGTGCAGAATATTGTTACGTAATTGTTCCGACTTCCCCGGGGAGTCCCGGAACCTATACAACATGGAAAGATGTAAATAATCTTTCTTTTACTCCAGTATCGGGAACATTTACAGAAACGAATGCTTATGGAGTATCAATAAATTGGACTTGGTATCAAGTAAGCAATCCAACAACATCAACATTCTCAGCAACGGCTTCATAATATGCCAATTACAGGATACATTTCAGTAGGTTTGCCCATAGGACCCGGATCAACAAATGATCCTTACTATGTCACAGACCCACAATATGGTCTTGGTGGACTTAGAACAGTTGGAACTACGGCTGCAAGAGATGCAATTATTGCCAATCGTCGCGAAATTGGTATGATGGTATATGTTTCTGGAAATAATACATTTTACTATCTTTCTGGGGGTACGGGAAATAGTTACTGGATTGAATTTTCTGGTGGGGGCGGTGCAAGCGCAGGAGTATCTTCAATTTTTGGAACTCCTGATGAAATTTCAGTTAGCGCAAATACAGGAAATGTTACCTTAAGTTTACCAAAAACGGTAAAAATTCAAGAATCTTTGTATATAAATGGCATAACTTTAACTTCAGGAACTGGAACAACACTAGAAATTTACTCAAATTTGAATGTTTATGGCAATATAAATACTTTCGGAAGTATGAGCGTAGATGGTCTAATTATTACAAGAACAGGGTTTGCAGGAGATACTTCTACACCATACTTGGAAACTATTGAATCCGTTTTACTTGACGGTGGAGACTTTTAAGGAATAAAAATATATGGCAATAATTAAATTTAAACGTGGTTCTGGTGTACCAACAGGATTAACAGCATACGAAGCAGCATGGGATACTTCTTTAGGAAGATTTTTCATCAACAATGGATCTACTGCAGTATGGATTGGTGCAAGAATTGATGATGTCACAACTTTAGGTGGTGCCGGAGCCTGTGCTTATTTTGTTCCAACTCAATTGGCTGTCAAAACTTATGTAGATGCTCAAGTTGCTGGTGGTGCCGTATCTAGTATAAACGGAGTTACAGGTTCCGTTAGTCTTGGTGCTGGATCTGGTATTTCAATAGCAAGCTCTGCCGCTGCTAAAGGTATAACATTTTCAAATACTGGTGTTCTGGCTATACAAGCAGGGTCTGGACTTTCTTCATCTGGTCAAACTGGAAACGTAACATTAACTAATACTGGTGTTTTGACATTCAATGGAAATGCTGGTGCTGTTCAAGGAGTCGGCACAGCAGTCGCTGGTTCTGGTATTTCAGTATCCGGCGCAACCGGAAACGTAACCATAACCAACACTGGTGTATTGAGCAATGTAGCTGGATCTGGAATCAGTGTATCTGCAGGAACCGGAAACGTAACAATAACCAATGCTGGAGTAACCGGCCTTGTTGCTGGAACAGGAATCAGCGTAAGCTCTGCAACCGGAAATGTAACTGTAACAAACATTGGTGTTCAATCAATTGCAGGAACTGCAAATCAAATAACTGCGTCGGGGGCAACTGGGGCAGTAACATTAAGTTTGCCTTCAGCAGTTACAATGCCAGGATCATTGACTGTAACCGGCAATCTTGTTGTCAATGGAACAACCACAACTGTAAACTCTACGACAGTTACAGTTCAAGATCCTCTTATTGCAATTGGTGGTCTTACTGGAAACATTCCACCAGCATCAGGAGATGTAAAAGATAGAGGAATTGTTTATCAATACAATTTGGCTCCAGCAGGAACTACGGGAGCCACGGGATTCTTTGGCCACGATCAAAGCACAGGATTCTTCACATACATTCCTAGCATATCTTCATTAACAAATGATGTTGTAACTGGTACTGCTGGAACCGCACAATTCAATGAAGTTCGTGGATTGTCTGGTGTTACATTTACAATAACTGCTCCTGCAACGACTAGCTCTCTTATTGAAATGAGAGGTGGAGCAGCTTACAATAATACAATTATTTCTCTTGAATCCTCTATTGTTGAAATAGGAAATTACGGAAGCCGATCTGGAATTAAATTTACTGAAGGTGGAAGAGGACATCTTCTTTATCCTTCTTCTTCTATGACTGCAAGCCGAACATATGATTTACCAGATCACTCAGGTACAGTTGTTGTTCCTTCCGATCTAGGAAGCATTGCTGGTTATCTTCTAACTTCGCAGGGCGCAACTGCACAACCTATATGGATTAAACCGGATGATGTAGGAACGGGCATTACTGCATCTGCTGCCAAACTATTGACAGTATCAAGTGATACAAGTGATACAACATGTTTCTTAACATTTATAAACACTGCATCAAATAGCAACCAAGCATTTAAGTATAATTCAAGTTTGGCTTATAATGCTGCGACAAATTATTTGGATGTAAATATTGACTGCGGCGCATATTAATAAAATTTAGGAGAAAATTGTGAGTGAACCAAATTATAATGAAACTGTTGTAATTCCGTTTTTGCAAAAAAAATATCAAGATTCTGCAAATTTAGCTTTAGCATATGAAGCCAATTATTTAATTGAAAAATCAAAAAATGAATTTTTGCAAAATCAAATTCATGAATTAACAAAAAAATTAGAAAATTATTCTAAAAGAAAGAAAAAAGAAGATATAGCACTAGACGGCCAAGCATTCTAAATAGAATAGTAATACGTTGAATCTAGTTATACGGAGTGGTGAATGGCAATTTTAAAGCCCAAACGTGGTTCCGGACTTCCCACGGGACTACAACAAAATGAACTTGCAATAGATATTCTCAATAAACGTATTTATTTGGGGAATACTGGTGGCACAGGCGATATCGTAAGTTCACATATAACAAGTTATATTACTTCTTTTAATGGGCTTACTGGATCTGTTACGGGTGTGGCTAGTTTCAATTCAGCTACAGGAGCAATTCAAGGCGTTTCGACAGCAGTTGCTGGTTCTGGGATTTTCGTTTCAGGTGCAACCGGGAATGTTACAATTACCAATATTGGTGTGACTGGAATTCAAGGTGGAACAGGAATAGCAGTTTCTTCTTCAACCGGAAACCCAACAGTAAGAAATACTGGCGTTATTTCAATAAATGGATCTACCGGAACAATTATAAACATTGCAGTTACAAATGCAGCCCAAACATTTACTGGTATTCAGTCTTTTTCGGCAGGATTGAGTGCATCTGGTGGAATTACTTTTCATTCTCCAATACTTTCAACCAGATTGTCCAGAACAAGTTCTGTTGTTTTTGACACCCAAACTGGAAATTTCAGTCCTGCGGAAGCAGACAATGGTAAAGTATTTGTAATAAACATTACAGGAAAAACGGCTGTTACCGTGACACTTGATGGATTGTCAACAGGTTGGAGAGCAAAATTTCTTGTTTTGGGTGGGGCTGGTGTTCAATTTCAAAGTTCTTTGGGAACAGTTTTAGGAACATTTGGTGTGGATGGTGGAGGAGTTGGTGCTCTTACAGAAATGGTCGAAGTATACTGCTATGGTCAAAATACATATTTTGCTGGTTAATGAATTCCCATCTATTTAAAAATATATACAGATATGCAAAACACAACGGATATGGAAAAAATCTAGCATATAAAAGATTTTCCATATTGAATGATTTAAAATTTGAATCAATTCTTGATGTTGGTTCTGGGCCGTGTTTTTTACAAACTTGGCTTATTGAAAATAAAATTAATTTTGAATATGAAGCAGTTGACATTCGTGAAGAATGTTTTAAGTTCTGCAATTGCAATACATACACAACTATTCCAACACATAGATTATACGACTTGGTATGTTTGTTTGGGACAGTTACTTACAACATCGACAATGATGAATCACATAATAAAAAATTATTGAAAGATTTATTAATTAAATCTAAACAAGTTTCAAAATTGTTTTTACTATTTACAGTTTTTAAAGAATGTATTAGAATAAAACATTTAAACAATAATCCTAAAAATTATTTTGTATATTTCAGTAAAGACGAAATCAAAAATACTCTTAATGAAATTGGTATTTTTAATTATAAAATTATTGAAAACAATGACTTGGATGAATTTGAATATTTTGTATTATGTGATCTTTCTAAATAAAATCTACCTGTAAAATATGTTATTTATTAAGGATAAATAATAGGTACAATGCCTATTAATTTTCCAGATAATCCAATTGTTGGTTCCACGTATCCATACAACAACATTGTATGGCAATATGGTGGAAATTCTTACTGGTTTATTATTGGAAATGATGTTGCAGGGCCCACAGGACCTACCGGGCCAGCTGGCCCTCCGGGATCTGGAATTTCTGGAGGCGTTGTAAACACATTAAACGGCTTGACTGGTGGGGTTACATTATATGGTGGGGATAATATATTTATAGACCCTTCGTCTGCTGGAATTACCATAAGTTATATTCCAACATTGAGCGTAAAGGGGGCAGCAGGATCAGTACAATTTGCAGCAGACGGGGTATTAGATCTTCAGTCCGCTTTAAACTTTAAATTAGATACTACGCAATTTACAAGCGCATTCATTGTCCCCGGTGGAATAAAAATGGGAACTGAAGGAACTTCTGCATATCTGCAGTTTCCAGATGGAACAATTCAAACTACTGCTGCCTATGGAATAGTTGGGGGAACCGGAGCCACGGGGCCTCAAGGTAACACTGGTAACACTGGAGCCACTGGAGACCAAGGCATCCAAGGCATCCAAGGCATTCAGGGGATTCAGGGAAACACTGGTAACACTGGTAACACTGGTAACACTGGAGCCACTGGAGACCAAGGCATCCAAGGTATAACTGGAGCCACTGGAGCCACTGGAGCTACTGGACCTCAAGGAAACACCGGAAATCAGGGTATTCAGGGTATTCAGGGTATTCAGGGTATTCAGGGTATTCAGGGTATCCAAGGTATAACTGGAGCCACTGGAGCCACTGGAGCTACTGGACCTCAAGGAAACACCGGAAATCAGGGTATTCAGGGTATTCAGGGTATTCAGGGTATC